AAGCGGTAGACGGTCGGAGAAGTTTTTGGGTTTTTGTTACCGAACGGGTTTCGGTTCGGAACTCGAACCGCTACACTCGGCGAATGACTAAACCGCTGCGAAATCGAATCGTCGGCCTCGGGGCGGAAGATCCCGAGCAGCTTCTCGCGAACCCCGGAAACTTTCGCGGTCACCCGATCCGTCAACGCGACGCGCTCCTCGCGCTCCTCGACGAAGTCGGGTTCGTCACACCCGTGATCGTGAACCGTACGACGGGTCACCTCGTCGACGGTCACCTACGCGTCGAGCTCGCGCTCTCCCGCGACGAGAAAGCGATCCCCGTTTCCTACGTCGAACTAACCGAAGAGGAGGAGCGACTCGTCCTCGCAACGTACGACCCGGTCGGAGATCTCGCCTATGCGGACTCGGCTCGGCTCCGCGAACTCCTCGACGGAGTCACCTCGGGCGAAGCCGCAGTTATGCAACTCCTCTCGTCCGTCGCAACGGAAGCCGGCGTCCTCGACGCGATCGTGAACCCGACCGCGAAGCCGGAGCGCAAAGTAACTTGCCCGAGCTGCGGAGAGGAATTCTCGCCTCGTGGGTAGCAGAGGGCCGCAACCGAAGCCGACGCGGTTAAAGCTTCTCGCCGGGGAGACGCGTCCGAGCGTGATCAATTACGCGGAGCCGATTCCCGCGGGCGGATCTATGACTCCTCCGTCCGATCTTCGACCCGAGGCTCGGATCGTATGGGAACGCGTGATCGAATCGCTCGGTGCGACGGGCGTTCTTACTTCGGCGGATAAGGATATCCTTCGTCTTTACTGCGAAGCGTACGTTCGGTATGTTGAAGCCGAGGCTATGCTCGCGAAGACGGGGCCTCTCTTGAAGGGACGAGCGGGAGAATTCGTAAAGAATCCGCTTCACCAAATCGTCCGCGATAATGCGGAGAGTGTAAAGAAATACGCGCGAGAGTTGGGACTAACCCCGGCGGCTCGGGCGGGACTGCGAGGCGTAATTGACGACGGAGCGAACTCCGCAACGGCGAAACTCGAAGCGATCATCAAAGCCGCGCGTCGAGCGTAGTTCCGAGGGTCACCTCGTCGCGCAGTTTATCGAGACGTTTTGCCGACTCTCGAAGGGAGACGGAGCGGGTCACCTAATCAAACTTCGTCTGTGGCAACGCGAGATCCTCGACGAACTCTTCGAATTGAAAGAGGACGGTCGACGGCGCAAGCGTCGCGGTCTTCTCCTTCTTCCGCGCAAGAATGGGAAGTCGCTTCTCGCCTCCGGGATCGCGCTCTATTCGCTCTTTACCGAAGTCGGCGCATACGTCGGAGTCGTCGCGTCCGACCGCGCGCAAGCCCGAATCGTCTTCCGAGAGTGCGCGCGTATGGTCGAGCTCGACCCGGTGCTCTCGTCGAAACTGCGCGTCCTTCGCGACGTGATCGAATATCCCGAGACGGGCTCCGTCCTTCGCGTGCTCTCGTCCGATTCGGACGCGGCCGAGGGATACGACTTCTCCGCGCTTATCTTCGACGAGCTGCATACGCAACCGAACGATCGTCTATGGGCGACGGTGAACCTCGGCTCGGGTACGCGAAAGAATCCGCTCGTCCTCGCGATCTCGACCGCGGGATCGAAGACGGACGCGCGCGGTCAAGATTCAATTTGCTATCGGCTCTTCCAATACGGTCAACGTCTCGTCTCGAAAGAGATCGAGGACGACTCGTTTTACTTTAAGTATTTTCACGCTCCCGACGGCGTCGAATGGGATTCTGAGGAGGCGTGGAAAGCGGCGAATCCTGCGTACGGAGACTTCCTCGATCCCGAAGATTTTAAGTCCGCGGTGAAGTCGCTTCCGAGAGACGCATTCGAGACGAAGCGTCTTAATCGTTGGTTGACTGCGGGCGCGGCGGCGTGGCTTCCCGCGGGCGTCTTCGATAAGTGCCGAACGGATCGACGCTTGCAACCCGGAGAGAAAATCGTCGCAGCGTGGGACGGAAGCTTCGACGGAGACGCGTCGGTTCTCGTCGCTGCAACTCTCGACGGGTATATCGAACCGCTCCTCGTCTACGAGCGACCGCTTGACGATCCGCATTGGCGCGTCGATATCGGCGACGTCGAAGAAGCCGTCCTCGCGCTCCGGTCGAAGTACGAGATCCTCGAACTCGCAGCCGACCCGTATCGTTGGCAACGCTCCCTCGAACGCTTCGAGAAGGAGGGAATGAACGTTACCGAATACCCGCAATCCGCGTCCCGAATGGTCGCTTGCACGCAAGCCGCGTTCGAATCGATTACGCAAGGAACCCTCTCGTGGGGAGGGGAACCCGTCCTCGCCGCAGCTCTCGCCCGTCACGTCGACAATGCTCGAATTAAGATCGACCGCTTCGGGCCTCGACTTACGAAAGAGGGAAGATCGTCCCCGAGGAAAATCGATTGCGCGGTCGCGCTATGTATGGCTCTTGACCGCGCGCGCTATTATGCAAGCGAAGCCGCAAAGCCGGCTCGTAGCGTGGGGTTTTTTAGTTTATGATTTCGAACGTTCTCGAACTTGCAGGGCTCGCAATGCTACTCTTCGCCGCGTGGATTCTGCACCCTGCAATTATTATTGGACTCGCGGGAATCTCCCTAATCGCAATCGGATATTCAAGGGGTAAGAAGTGAGCGTTATTCGACGGATTCTCGGTACGAGCTCGGAGGAGCGAAACCTAAACGGACTCGGTCTTATCCCGCAAGCGTTCGACCGCGTCCCTTCGTTGACGATTCAACGCGTCGATCCGAAGTCCGTCCTCGGGCTCTCGACGGCGTGGGCGTGCGTCCGTATCCTCGCCGACCTAACTTCAACAATGCCTCTCGACGCGTTCCGCAGGGATAACGGTCAGCGTCGACCGTATCGTCCGGGCGGAGTGAAACCGTCTTGGATTACGCAGCCGGTACCGAATGAGATCTCGTACGGAATTCAATCCGTTATCTCGGAAATCGTAACCTCGTTAATGCTCTCGGGTAACGCGTACGTCTATGCACCGAAAGATCCCGAGACGCTCGAACCGCTCGAAGTCCGCGTCCTTCACCCGGAGTCCGTAACCATTGAACGTCACGGACGAGATATTCGGTACGTCGTACGCAGCGGCGAGAATCTCGAAGGAAGCGTCTTCGGCCCGGAAACGATCTTGCATATTCCGCTTATTCGTCTTCCCGGTGCGGACTACGGTCTCTCGCCTCTTGACGCGCTACGAAATACGTTCGCGCTCGGCTTGACGCTCGAAGAGTACGCGAACCGATTCTTCGCAACGGGTACAACGCCGACCGGCGTAATCGAAGTCTCGGACTCCTCATTAACTCCCGACCAAGTGAAAGCGATCAAAGAGGGTTGGATTCGCCATCATACGGGCGGAAATATGCATACTCCGGGAGTCCTCGTCGGTGCGACGTTTAAAGCTCTCTCGTTCCGTCCCGAGGACGCGCAGCTTCTCGGCTCGCGAGAGTTCACGGTTAACGAGATCGCGCGAATCTATCGCGTGCCTCCCGCACTCCTCGCGGTCACGACGCCGGGTGCTATGTCGTACGGATCGGTTGAGCAGCTCTCCGAGGACTTCGTTCGCTTTACGCTGCGACCTCTTGCGGAACTTATCGAACGCGCACTCTCGACGCTAATCCCGCTTCCCGAGGCGTTCGTTAAGTTGAATATGGATTCGCTTCTCCGAGGATCGACGGAATCTCGTTATAACGCGTACGCGAAGGGGCTCGCGTCGGGTTGGTTGAGCGTTTCAGAAATTAGACGAAGCGAGGATCTCTCGCCGATTGAAGACGAGTCCGCGGACGCATATCGTCAACCGCTTAACGAGGCCGACGCAGCACTCGCCGCAGCTCGGCAAAAGGCGGATATCTTCGCGATCCTCGTCGGGTCGGGTATGTCGACCGAAGAGGCGAAGAAAGTCGCGGGACTATGAGCCTCCTTACGTTCGGGACGACGCTCGGGACTGCGACGGCGACGTTAATTTATTCGTGCCGCGCGAATGTTGCGACGATTTATATTACGAACCATTCGG